TTAATTGTTTCTCTATTCCAACGAATTTTCGCATATGCGCTATTCTGCTCCCAGAAATCACCAAGTCCCTTCATAGGACCTTCTTTATCTCGAAGATGGTATGGAAGTGTTAGGAATGCCGCCCATGGAATTTGTCCGATGGCAGCAATTTTATCTAAGAAATCAGGAGCCACTTTCGGAAGTTGGTCAAAGGTACCCCAACCAACTTTAGTCATTGAAGCCCCTTTCGCTTCACCAAATGCCGTATCTCCTTTTCTTCCAGTTAAATAATCTCTCAACAATTGTTCGTCCATTGGAGCATAATCTTTGATGATACTTGGCGGTTTACCATTATCACCAGGCCAAATATGCTTTCTAAAGAATGCGCTTATACCAGACCAGATTGGATCATCCCAAGAAGATGATTCAATGCCACCATAATCACTCATTGCAGGAGCAACAGCGGCCGCATTCATTCCTTTCTTATTTTGAGTTATGAATTGATGTTTTTTCTGCGCGGCTTCTAACGCTTTTTTACCTAAATCAGTTGCCTTATTTTGAAGTTTTATAAGTTCAGGATGAGCATCGATATCAGCTTTTAGTCCACCGCCCTCCTTAACTCTATCAAGTGAGGATTGCATTGACTCTCTTGTTCCAGGATTATCTCTAAAATACTGTTCACGTTCAAATTCACTCTTTCTCTCATACCATCTAACATTTTTTCTATCTTCGCCCAATAACCTTCTATAATCAGAATATTCTTTTTGCGCTTTAGAACTTTTACCAGTTGCACCAGCAACATCATCACTAAGTTTCTTTAACATCTTCAACAAGAATTTATCAGTTACTCCCGCCTCTGCACTACCAGAACCAGTCATAAATGTGAATATTTTGCCTAATGTTTTCTCAAGATGAATATCGTGTGTGAAGATAGAACCTCTTTCTAAACCAGCTTTCGCAAAATCATCTTGTAATTTAATATCAGGAGTTAATGCATCAAATTCTTCTGATGTTAACCATTCGCCTTTATTGGTTTGATATTTTATAGACTCACCGAATCCCATAAATCCAGATTCATACTTAATTCCCACACCATTCATTTTAGCATCAAGAAGATTGGTGATTGTTTCTCTGTCACCTTTGTCCCAAGACTGATGTTGTAACAGTGCATCTAAATGTTCTGGAGATAATTTTGAAAGTGCTTGTAAATTTTCAATATCACCAACACCCCAACCAACATCTACAGCGCCATATATGTTTTCTGCTTCATCGTGTAATTGTCTTCCATATTTTGGACCAGCTTTATTGAGAAGATCAGTTTTATATTCCCTCTTCTTGGGGCCAGCACCAAGCCCCGTAGCAATTATTCCTGTTTCCCATTGATTACTGTTATCAAATATATCTGATTGGCTGTCCATATACTCATCAAGCGCAACTTCAAAATCACTTGTGCCTGGAGTATCAGGTGTAATAGCATCACCTAACCATAGAAGTCCTTTTAAACCATCGTGAAGTGTATTAAGGGCAGCCTCACCGTATCCTTGACCTTGTCTGATTGAAGCCATATAATCAGCAACCATCAACACTTTGGCCGCCTTATTAGCAACATCAAGTGTTTTGTATGCTCCAGCCTTAAATCCGCCTGGACCCACTGTTTTAAATCGTTTAGGAACTTTTCCTTCTCCCAACTGCTGAATCTCTTTAGGTGTTAAATTCAACTTCAACTTTTTGGCTAGATCCTTAGGAATTTGTCCTCTTTCTAATGCGTTTAAATGTGAACGTGATAATGCAGGCCCACCTGACGTACGGCCATTCTTAATCAACTCTAATAATTTGCCTTCATTTATTTCCATTGGAAGAAGCTGACCAGGCTTAAAGGTCTTTGTTATTCCAGCAGAGTTAGTATATGTGAATGGTGATGCCCCCTTAGGAACTCTAAGTTGAGAATTATATGGGCCAGTTCCTTTAATACCGCCTTTGGGTGTAAGTCCCTCTTGCCAAGGAGAAGCAGTTGGTTTTGGAGAAGCAGTTGGTTTTGGAGAAGTTGGTTTTGGAGAAGCAGTTGATTTTGTGTTCTGATGTTTTTTCCAATATGTTTTGCCCGCTTTATATGCGCCCCATCCTAATGCACCTTCAAGAATAGGTAAATCTTTAAGAAAATCAGGAGGAAAGAGGTCAAACATTCCATTTTTACTTCTATCTTTTGCTAATTTTTGGAGTGCCGCTGACGGATCAGTTCGTTTTCCGCTCATAGCATCTCTTCTAGCCTCTTGCTCTAATCTCCAGCGCCTCCTATCTCTTTCATCTCCCTTCTTTTCAAGGTCATATAAATCTTCTAATATTTCACAACATTGGCCAAACAATCCACCAGAATTATTATAATCAAGAAATTGAGATGTTGGAGAGGACTCATTAGGATCAAGTACTGCATATCCATCTTGCCCAAGATTATTCTTTGTGATACGTCCTACATTTCTTAATTCCGTTTCTATTTGACTGAATGTTTTCCCTAACTCACTATTCTTTCCTCCATTCAGAATGTTTTTATACATTTCTGTTTGAAATTGGTGTTGTGAAGTGATCTTTTCATCAGCAAACTTCTTATTGTTCTTTTCTGCTAGTGATATTCTAGCATCAAAATCAGCTTGAATTGCGGCTTCTCTTTGTAGACCAAAGTTTCTTTCTCTTCCTAATCGTGAAATTCTTTCTTTCTGTTGTGCAATAGAATCGCCCTTCAAAAACGAATGGAGCCTAACAATTTCAGTAGATACAGCGTTAATCGCAACATAGTTTTGGGATGACATATGAAGCATCCCCTGCATCATCTGATTTCCCGCTGTCAGAGATCGCATTTGTTCCACGTTCGATCCTATTAAGGAGCCTAAACTAGCAATATTCGCTAATGCGTTTTTAGCGTCTTGTTTATTACTTAATATTCTGGCTTTTTGAGCATCTTCGTGTTGTTGTTCCTGTTGTGTCAACATCTTTTCCGAAGTATCAGCAACAGAAGCCGTGTTTTTATGTGTTTCTTTGTCCCTTTTTTCTTCTTGAGTAGATACAGAGACCGTATTAACAAGTTTTCTCAACATATCTTTATTTTCTTTAAGATATTTTCTTGCTTCGTCCTTTTCTTTCTTGGACTCTTGTTTTTCTTTTTGTTTTTTTGCCCGTTCAGTTACACTAAAGGTTTTTATCAAAGCCTCTAGACCAGTAGAGGCTCCAGCTGTTGCCGCTGTTAATTTCGCTATTGTCTCAGGTGTCTGCATAGTTTTATCCTATTTCATAGATTGCTGTCTATCTCGTTCTTCTTCGAGGTGTTGCCTCAATAAATCAACATATATTTCTCTTTCATAAGGAATCATATTTTCAAGGTCGGACAAACTATAATTATGATGTTGCATAAGTTGAAAATTAGTCTTGTAATGATTTACAAGATTATCATAACTTATGCTAAGCCGAAAAAAGCATCTAATCCTGCTAAAGTAACATCTTCCTTATATCCACATTTAGAACACTTATATTCAAAGGTGTGTTCTAATCTTGGTACAGAAGCAAAGAACTCTTTAATTTTATCAAATACTTCTTCTGTTAATGTCTCAACAAACTTCATCATTTCTGCTTTTGGCGTTTCTGATGATTTATATATTTGGTCATTATCGAAAATATAATCAATTGAATCAACTATAATCTTAAACATTTTTTCAACATCATCATTCTCTTTGTCGTGATATTTTAATTCTTCGGTGCTGATGTATTTCATCTGAATTCCAACAGAATCATTAATCATAATCTTTGATTTATCTTCCTTTGGAAACTTAATTTTAACATCATTCAAATTAATTATAACCTCATTTGATTCACCACACGTTTCTCCGTCAACAACATTTTGACAGTTGAATGAAGGTTTTAAAACTTCCCCTCGGCTCTTTGTTCTAATATTCAAAAATAGATAGTCAACATCAAATGTTGGTAACTTATTTCCATCCACTTTTCCTTCTGTACAGTTACCAATAATCTTGATAATAGTATCCCGTACAATTCCCTCAAATTCATTTTCCTCTTTATCTTTCGCTCCTTCCATTGCTGTTAAAAGTATCTTCTCCTCTTTAACTAAAAATGGTCTATATTCTACAATCTCTTTAGTTGATGGAACTTCAATTTTATAAACAGGTGTTTCAATTTTTGGTAACATAATATTTTCATCCTATATTGTTAATGATTAAATCTATTTGGTTTGTGGTCACCATCGTTCCAAGGATCCATTGTGTCAGTAACTTTACCGTCGCTGCCTCCACCTTGAACCCCCTTGGCCGCCCAGAATTCCTGTGGTTCTGGTTGTTGATGTTCCCAATCTCTAAATGTAAATGTGACAGTAAATTGAGCGATATCCCCGTCACCCCATTGCATATCTATCGCACCAATATTTGTTGGATATGCTTCTTTTAAAGTAATTTTTGAAGTTTCTGCGCCTTGCCTATCAAGAGTGTTTATGTATATTGAAGAAATATAATCATCATAATACATCATTGAATAGTGATTAGTTGTACTTGTACCATTTCCTCTTCCCCATTGATCCCACCCTACAGTACCGTGCTTATTGTATATTGCAGACATCCACCCTTCAAAAAATTTATGTTCACTATAATCTTGACTACACATAATGGTACAAGTTACCTGATCACTGATAACATCATTAGCTACTTTGAATATTGCTCCATAGCGTTTAACATCAATTGTTCCTAATGCTTTCTGTGGAATCTGTATATTTTTGATCATAAAAGACAATTCTGGTTCTAAAACTGTATTTCCACCATTATACCACTTATAATCAACAAGTTTTGGTGGCTTCGTTACGACCGCTCTAAATAGATTAGTTCTTGCTAAATCTCCTTTTCTAATAATAGCACCGAATTGACTTACATTCATTTTACTTTCTCCAAACTGCTTTAGCAGATTCTCCAACGAATTTTTGATAAGGCAGATAAATTACATTTTCCCACTCGCTAGGTGGAGCCTCCAGTAATGTAGTTCTTACGTGAGGATATAAATATTTATGTATCATCTTGTCTGCTCCCCGTATATTTCGTATTGCATTCCAAGTGATATTGAATCTCGCTTTTCTAGTGAATGTTTCAGGATCCCCTTTTTGTGTAGCATACTTCATTACTTTTGTCAAGAACTTTTCACGTTCAATAGGTGACAGATAATGAAAATTTAATCCTAAGAATCCATCTTTATATACATCTATAACAATAATTAATGGAAATCTATCCCAGTAAGGAAGTGTTTTCTTATGCTTGGCATCATATCCAAATGTATACATCTTTCCTGGCATTAGTTTTGTCTTAATTCTAAATCCTTTTGCAGACTCGCCAACTTTCTTCTTGAACCAGGCGGCAGACTTCTTAGCCTTTGTTCTTTTTGAAAGAGTCCTTGATGACAGTGCTTTCTGAGTCAATTCTTGACCAATAACACGTTTCGCCATACGAGAAGTCTTGCCTGATTTGGCAATCATTCCCCATTGAGCACCAAGCCAACGATAGCGATTACCATCACTCGCCTTTGCTTCTGTACCTCGTTCTATCGCTACCTTTGTCATCGTTATCTTACCAAATGATCCTCAGTTAGTATCTTGAATTGCCACATTCTATCGTCACAGAATTCTTGAGCGGCTTCCCATTTTGCTTCATTTACTTTCCAAGTCTTTAATTCTTTCAAATATCTATACTTACTCTTTGCGGTCTTTCCCATCTTCGGTGGCGCTGTTTGTGTTTTAGGTTTAACCTCAATCACAATATTCTTCACATTTCCTTCCGTGTCTTTCACTTTAATCCAGAAGTCAGTGAAATATCTATGTACACGACCATCAACAGGACTCACATAAGGAATTACTAATTCTTCACTATTCCACTCAACTACATTGGGATTAGAATCAGCATACACCATAAATCGTCTTTCCCAAGATGAGCGATATACTACGTTATCCACATCACCAACGTATTTCTCACGATTCGTAACTTTATACTTACCTTTATGTGCCATCTCAAGTATTTATATAAATACTTGAGAAACATATTTTGGAGCATTGATTATGGGTAAAATAACCAAAACAATTATTGGGGCAGGTGTAGGGGCAGGTGTAGGCGTAGGTGTAAGCGTTAGCTTAATGTACGCACTTGATTCTATGGGCGTGCTTGATGATGTTATTGGAATGGGTAATGTATGGAAGAATCACACTCCCAAAACACTGAAATTTCCTTTAGAAGGGGAATCAGCAGGAAACTTTTGGACTATGATAACTTTTAATTCCTGGGTTCCAATTGAATCACCAGCTGATAAAGTGAAGAGCCAAAATAATTTTATAGCAAAGGATTTTATCGGAAAAGTAATGTTGCCTATGCCATTGACATTAGGAACTCAATACAATCAATCTTTCAGCGATGCAGAAGGAATGATGAATAATAGAGGAGAATCAGGAACTGGAATAGCATCATCAATAGATAAATCTTCTAAAGGTGTTGGAATGGAAATTGCAAGTATGGTTGAAGCTGTAATTTCGCCTAACAATTCTTCAAAAATGTCAAAAGGCTCTATTCTCAATAATAAAATGGGAATGATATATGAAGGTCCCACCCTCAGAGGACACACCTTCAGTTGGAGAATGACTCCCAGAAACACAGAAGAACAAGCCGCTATTGAATCTATTGTTAATTGGTTCAAGATTGCTTCCTCTCCGAAAACAGCAAGTGCTTTTGGTAATGTTGATGATGGTGAGGTTGCGAAACAAATTGAGGAAATGAATAAGCTGAGAGAAGCCGATGCACAATTGCCAATGCCAGCCGTGGGAGATGCAGAAAAATGGTTAAAAAATTATGTCGGAATTGGTAGATTATCAATACCTCCGACAATTTCAATTCAATTCTGGGATGGGGATAAGATTAACAGGCACTTATTTGAAGTGAAGGATTCATTTATTACTAATGTTGATGTTAATTATACACCAGCAGGAAATTGGACTGCTTATGATAATGGTGCACCTATAGAAACGCAATTAACTATCACTTGTAAAGAAATTAGTGTTCTTACGTTTGATGATATGAAAAAAGGATATTAATTATGGCTAAGTATTCATCAATGTTACCCGAATTAGAATATAATGGTGCATCTATAAAAGATATAACACATAGAATTGCATTATTAGACTATGTTTCAGAATATAGTTTTATGTTCTATAAACAAAAAATCGAAAATGAAATGACACCTGAGAAATTGTCATTGGCTTTATATAATAATCAAGATTATTGGTGGATTATTTGTGCAATCAATAACATCATTGATCCATTTTATGATTGGATTATGCTTGAAACTGAAGTTTATGCATATGCTGAAAAACTTTATGATAATATCAATGATATTCATCATTGGGAAGATAATGAATACAATCAATTTGATGAAGATAGTCCTGAAAATGATAGAGTTCCTATTACCAATATCGAATGGGAAATCCATAAAAATGAATTAAAACGGAGTGTACGTATAGTCAAAATGGAATATATTAGTAAAATAGAGAAAGAATTTAAAATGCATATGAAGAAAATACCAAAACAGAAACAGGAAGAATAAATGGCTCTAAATCTAAATGCCGCCGGATTATCTGAATGGGACATTATATTTGTCAATCAGTTTGGTGATGAATCAGAAATGTCAGGAATTGTGGAACAAGTTTCTATTTTTGAAAGTATCTACAATAACTGTATTATTGGTAACATCAAAGTCAAAGATGGTACTGGTTTTGTTGAGGCGAATGGTATTATTGGTTCAGGAAAGGAGATGATTAAAATTGAAATCATTACTCCCTCCCTTTCAGTGGACACAACAGCAAATTTTGAAAAGCAATTCGTTATTAATAGTATTACCAATGGTCAAAAAGAAAATGGATATATTATCTATGATGTGGGTGTAGTTTCTCCAACACTTATAAAGAATAATAATACTATTATCAGTAGGTCTTTTTCTGGAATGACTTCCTCTGAAATTGTAGAGTATGTTGCTGCCGATATAATGGAGTTTGGCGTTGATTATGAATGGGAACAGATGAAGGAGATTGAGGCAACAAAACACACTAAAAATATTGTTGTTCCTAATTGGAATCCATTCCAATTGATGAATTTTCTTGCTAAAAATAGTGTATCTCTGGACAATTATTCTAATTATATGTTTTTTGAAAATAATGAGGGGTTTCAGTTTGTAACAATTGACACCCTAAAAAATAAAGAGCCAATGAGAGAATTGTTTTTGAAAAATAATCACATTACAGACTTTCATACTACTACATCTGGACGAGGTGTCATTGATGGATCTACTATGAAGGATTATAATGAAATACAGAGATTTGATTTATCCGAGGGAACAATGAATGGATTATATAGTAATTCATTATTGACTCATAATTTAATTACGAAGAAACTTGACAAATACGAAGTTATTTACGATGGTATGATGGACACAACTCTCGGTGAAGTTGGATTAAATGCTGGTGATTTATTTACATCAAATTCAGAGGCACATTCTGGATTTATGAGTAGTAACTATCTATATGATATTCACGATAAGGGAGATAAAAATCATTATGGTGTATATGATATGAAAAAAGCGGAATTACGAAATAATATTATTTCGTTTGATATAGCAGGCGATTCAAACATTTATGCGGGTGATGTTCTGACTCTTCACATTCCTACTAATATTCATCAAGGAGAGGAAGCAGAGGATCAATATATGACTGGAGAATGGTTCGTATCAGCAATCCATCATAAAATTAATAATACGGAATATATTATGACACTTGAATGTATGAAAGATGGTTTCTATTCTGATCCAAAAGTGACAATATCAGCGAGAGGTTAATAATATGCAGTTTATGGGATTTGATGGATTTATTTGGTTTACTGGTGTTGTTGAAGAAAGAAACGATCCGATGAAACTCGGCCGCGTAAAGGTTCGTATTGCTGGACTCCACACAGAAAATAAAACACAAGGCATCGATAAGGGTATACCAACTGCTGATTTACCGTGGGCCTATCCAATGCAACCAATCACTTCTGCGGCAATGAATGGGATCGGCGAAAGTCCTATCGGTGTTGTTGAAGGAACTTGGGTAGTTGGATTTTTCAGAGATGGAAAGAATTGTCAAGAACCTATCGTGATGGGAACATTAGGTGGATTCCCTATGGAGACTCCTGGGGTTTCTGGTTTCAATGATCCTAATATGGTGTATCCGAAAGCAACCCATTTAATAGAACCAGATACACATAGACGTGCTGTAATTGAGTTTGAAGAACCAATTGAAAATGCTCCTATAGACTCTAAACCGACCGACCTCGATACGAAGGGTGGGAGAATAGAAGATGAAGATGTAACAGTGGCATTGAGTGCCTCCACTTGGTCAGAGCCTCCTAATCCATTTGCGGCAGTATATCCATTCAATCACGTTCGAGCTAGTGAATCTGGTCACGTAGAAGAGTGGGACGATACACTTGATAATGAAAGATTAATGCGTTGGCATAAAGCAGGAACATTTGAGGAAATTCGTGCTGATGGAACAAAAGTGACAAAGGTTGTCAAAGACAACTATCATATTACGATGGGTGATGATTATATTCATATTACACCAGATGCCGAGGGGAATGGTGGTAATTGTTATGTAACTGTTGATGGGAATGCACATTTAAAGATTGACGGAAATTATAATGTTCAGGTGGGAGGTAATTATAATATTGAAGTGATGGGTAATTGGAATGTTGATATATTAGGAAATACAAATATATCTACAGTAGGCACAAAGGATGATGAGTCTGCTGGTATTCATACTATTAAGGGTGCTGTTATACACTTAAATCCATAGGAGCAAATAATGGGTATTCTCGATTCAACGATTGATACAGTCACAAATGCAATAGGTGATACAGTGGATGCTACATCCACTAACAGTAGTGCCACACCAGGCGAACTTGTTCAATCGGCCTCTGGGACATCATATTTTAATGGGGTAGATGATGCACTCAACAATCTAGGTAAAGAATTAAAATCTCCTGCATTCTCAAAAGTTGATTCAATGAAGGCCGCTGGTGAATCATTAAATGTTACAGACAATCTTGATCAATATACTCTTGAACAAGGTTTTGGCGCGGATGGTACTGCAATGTGGGAGACAATGCAGGAGGTTCAAGACTTTTCGGACTCGTTAAATTCTTGTGGTCAACTCGCTCAGGATGCTCTTGAAGGAGCGACCAAAGATTATATCAAAAATACTGGTATTCAGCAAGCGGGTCGTGAGTTATCTAAATCTTTAGGTAAAGCTGACGATATGATTGATTGTGTGGCAGGTTTTGCTACATTATTTGATTCTGCTGGTGTTATGGATGATGCTATGGGGCTGGGAGATTTACCACAAATCCAATCTCGTGTCCAATCAATCATTCGTGATGCTACTGATCCATCAAAATTATCTAATATGCTGATAAACACTCAAGCAGTTCAAGGTTTACTTGGTGATTTCCAGGGAATGTGTGATGCTATGACCAAGTCTCTAAAAGACTTGGCAGAAAAAGATATCGCGGCAATGAACGCGGCCATTAACAAACTCGCTCAATGGGCAGCATTTGCTAAAATTGCAACAAGTGATCCCTGTGCCCTAGTAAACAATAATAAGATGCTTTCTCATATCACTGAACCAGTGATGGATGATATCGTAACATTATATAATAAGGCAACAAATTCAAACGCCAGTGCAGATGATCCAATCATAGATTTAGGTGATATATTAGGTATAGACGACTCCAACAAAAAACCACAAATACCTAAACTAACTCAAGGTGCCGGTGGTGGATTATTGAGTTTTGATGCTTTCTCTTCAAATCTGCCGTCGGGTGGAAAAAGTTGTGTATGTCACGGCGGTGATGCATTTGATGGAAATGAAGCAGATTGTGTAGCGCACGGAGGAGAATGGCGATGTTCTGTAGTAGGAGAAACAGGAACTACAATTTCAGTAACAGAAGTTATTAAACCAACTGAATATAATCCTGATACAAATACTTGGGATATTATACCTGATGTAGTAAAACAGAAATCTCCACTAACACAAAATATTTTGAGTGGTTCTACTCCGTTTAATAACTCAAAAGAGATGTTTACAGAAAATGCGAAAGAAGTGGAACATATCGCGGCCACAGAAGATAAAACAGCAGTAGCAAAAGTCCATAAGGTTGGTTGGTGTTCGGGCGGGAATTTTGATCCAATGACTAATAGGACAGAGGAAGAATGCGCGGCAGATCCAAAAGCGACTTGGCACGAAAGAGAAATGACTGATGCTGAGGTCAAGCAACAAGGTGCATTGACATCTTCATTAATGGGAGCATTCTCACCATCTTTAGTAGATACATTCAAAAAGATTGCAGAATCAGCACCAACGCAACCGTCAGTTGCCTCAGAGCCTACCAAAAGACCTCCGACAGTTGTGACCAAATCAAGAACAGAATTACCTGGATTAGAAGCATTAACTGGTATGAAACCTGTGGCTGTTGTATCGCCTTCTCAGGCATCACCTCAAAAAGAAAGTGCTGATCCAGAACAAAAAGATCCACCACCATTCACAGTTGATAATATTTTTTCTGGTGAATTTGATAAACCTGGTTATCAACAAGAAACAACCGGTGCAAGTTTTCAAGATAGTGTTCAAATGATGAAATCTAACATTGGTGGAGATATTTCTGAATATCATCAATCAATGGAAGCTGTAGATACTGCAATGGAAACGGGCGATTGGTCTAATGTTGAAACTTGTTCTTGTAAACCTAAACCAGGTAAGAAAGCAGAAAAGGGAACTGGTGATTGTGATTATACCAATAGTGATGAAAGAAAATGGATTAATCTTCATAAAATGTCAGTATCACAACTGGAACAGATGAAGGAGAAAGAAAAACGATACCCTAAAGAATATTTTGTAGTCAATGATGAGTTATATCAAGATGTATCGGAAACAGTACTCCGTAAATATGGAACACTATATATCAAAAATTATGACAAGGGGAGTGCTACCTGTGAGAAGTGGGGCGGCACTTGGATAGGCTCAAGTGATACATCTGGTACATCTGGTGGAAGTTCTACATATGATATTACAAATGCCCGATCAAAAACAGTGTGTGAAAATGTTAATGGTCAGTGGGTATGTAAGAAAGGAACAAAACAATCAGGAAATCCAATGAAATCAGTTGAATCCTTTGGCTTGTTTACTAATAGAAAAAATGTTAGTCCTAAATCCAGACTGCCTTCTACCCCAGCGTTTGATACGAAGAAACTTCCCAGTATTGATGGAATTTTAAAAACTTAAAGGAGAAGTAATATGCCAGGTGCTGTAAGATTAGCTGATGCTTGTACAGGTCACGGTTGTTATCCATCGAGAACAAATGTGTCCGCTTCTGCAAATGTTTTCATTAATAGTAGAGGCGCACATAGAGTGGGAGATGCTTGGGATAGTCACGGATGCGCTGTTTGTCCTCCCCACGGTGCTTCACAAGCAAATGGTAGTCCTAATGTGTTTGTGAATGGGAAGCCTCTAGCTAGAATTGGAGATTCAGTTGACTGTGGTAGTTCAAATCAAACAGGTTCTCAAGATGTGATTGCAAATGGATAGTATAAATATAGAAGATAATATAAGGATTTATTCTGATGCCACAGCCGATTAAAACTGAAATTACAAGACGATATAGGGATATTGACCTAGATATGATTGTACATCCTCTAACAAATGATATTGTTGGAAGAAATGATGTTGAGGCTATTAATGGTTCGATTATTAATATAATTAAAACACAAAAGGGGGAGCGTGTTTTTCAACCAGATTTTGGTAGTACAATATATAGTTCATTATTTGAACCGATGAGTATTGAAACAAGAGTTACACTAGAAGCACAAATTGAAGCCGCTATAAGACTTCACGAACCGAGAATATCATTACAAAGAATTATTGTAAATGCTGATCCAGATAAAAATGGCTATACAGTTTCCATTTTTTATACACCAAATAATGATTCTGGTTTGATTAATTTGGATTTCTTCTTAAAAAGATTAAGGTAGTATTATGGCAGAACAAAGACAATTAAATATTTCAAATCTTGAATTTGATGGAATTAAGAAGAATATCAAAGAATTCTTGATTAATCAAGATGAATTCGTGGACTATGATTTTGAAGGTTCTGGTATGAGCGTTATGCTTGATGTAATGGCATACACAACTCATTATATGGGTTTCCATACTAATATGGCAATCAATGAATCCTTTCTTGATACTGCAACACTACGAAATTCTGTAGTATCTCACGCAAAGACTATTGGATATACTCCTAAATCCGCTACTGCTGCCGAGGCTATTGTTAAACTTTCATTCAATACTGATGGATATGATCCAAATTATATCATAGTTGAAAGAGGAACACAATTTGTTTCTAGTATTAATGGTGTTTCTATGCCATTCACAAATGTTGATACCGTGAATATTTTTGAGGATGAAGGAAATGAATTCTCAGGTGAAATCAAACTTCATCAAGGCTCTCTAAAAGGTCTTGAATGGACATATGATGAAGGACTTTCTGAAATACAAAACTTTATCATTAAGGATCCTACTTGCGATAGAAGTACAATTAAATTAACTGTTAATGATATTCCTTGGTCCAATGATCAATTTCTTTCTGAAACGAATCCCTCCTCAAATATTTACTTTCTTCAAGAAGGTCTGGATGGAGTAACTGAGATTTATTTCGGTAATGATATATTCGGAAAAGTGCCATATCATAATTCTGTAATCAGTGTTACATATCTTTCAACAACTGGTGAAGCCGGCAACTATTCATCAACAATTAATGAACAAGTGTTTGCACTTGAAACAACCATTGATGGTGTATATGATTCAAGTAAAGTTAGTGTGGAAACTGTTGATATTTCTTCTCTGGGTTCAAATATCGAATCAACAGAAAATATCAAAATGACTGCGCCGAGGGCGTATGAACGTCAAAATCGTGCTGTAACAGCAGAAGATTATAAAACTATTCTGATTGAGAAATATCCAAACATCGATTCTATTTCTGTATGGGGTGGCGAAGATAATGATCCTCCGCAATATGGTGCGGTATTCATCTGTATTAAACCTAAACACGGACTCGAATTATCACCATTAACTAAACAAAAATTGACGAAAGATATTCTTTCAAAGTATAATATGTTGGCAATTAATCCAATAATTACTGCTCCTGAATACACATATATTGATGTTGATACCACAGTGAAATATAATCCATTAGAGACATCATTATCTGCTGGTGAAATTCAGAGTAATATTATTAATAGTATTGAACGATTCTTCAAAGACGAAATCAGTCAATTCAAAGTCACCTTACGATATTCTAAATTAACCAATACGATTGATAATACGGATTCATCAATTAGTAATAACTTGACTGATATTAAGATTTATAAGAAATTCTATATTCAAGCATCCAATACAACTGGTAACTATATATTCAAATATGATAATGCAATTAAACCAGGTACTGCTGTTTCTTCTGTATTTGGTAATACTGAGGCATCTACTCAATATGCATTACTAGATGATGGTCAAGGAAATATACTTCTTTATGATATTGTTTCTGAGGTATTCGTGAATACAGAACAGGGAACAGTAGACTATGATACTGGAGTTATTGAGCTAATCGGATTTAGACCTGTACTTGACACAAATTCAGTTATTAGTTTATATGCTACACCACAATCAAATGATATTTCTGCAATAAGAAGTAACTTGCTTGTACTAAATAATAGTAGTGTTACAATGCAATCAATCGCAGAATAATTTGATAAGTGTAGGTACAAATGGCCAACGATAATTTTTCCAAAACTCCAGCAAAGTTTCTTTCAATCTTTGTAGAGAGAATGGTTCCTGATTATGTTCGGGAAGATCATCCTATGTTCATTACTTTCTTACGGAAGTATTTTGAATATCTGGAAAGGGAAACGGACGTCAATGGTGAACTTGGTGAATATTCTCAGATTACAGATTTAATTCAGAATGTTGATATTGACCACGCTTTGGATCAATTTATACCAGAGTTCGAGAAACAATATCTAACAACAACTCCACACACTGCAATCGATCCCACTGTACCTACTACAGATAAGGCATTCCTTGCTAAAAATATTCAAGATGTTTATCGACAAAAAGGTACAACATCTGCACTTAATTTTCTATTCAGAAGAGATTTTAATACCGATGTAAATGTTATTTATCCGAAACAGTGGTTGATGAAATCGTCTGGTTCAATTTGGTATGAGCCAAAATGGATTACAGTTCTAACAGATAAAGAGACCACTAATCCTGAATCTGAATACTATAATGAGATTGAAAATGTTCATACTGCTGAAACTGTAAGGACAGTATATAATAAGAAAGTTATTGGTCAAATATCTGGGGCTACTGCTTTCATTGATATGGATGAAAGTTCAGCAACTTCTGATTATGAGAAGTTACTTTTAACAGAAGTTTCAGGAGAGTTCATCAAGGGCGAGCCAATCTGGGAAGATGTTGGTACATCTGGTCAGATACCATACGTTGCTGTTATTATCTCGGAAGGCATCGAAACTGAAGGTGAATGTATAATCAACGGTAACTCTTGGGCAGATCGTTGGATGCATATCACAACCCATCCGAATGAAGTTAAGTATATCATATCAGAAGGCGCTGGCGCGATTAAAGGTACTACATCAAATGCAACAGCGATTATTGAAGGATTTAATACAGACTGGACACGATTTGACCTAAAAAATATTGATGGTGAGTTTGTTGTTGGTGAGAATATTTTCAATACTGCTGGTTCAATATATTGGGAAAATCCAACATCTTCGTTCTGTTCCTCAAGTAATGATTATCCGCTATTCACATTTGATAATGAAATTGATTGTGTAAATGCACTGCATCCAGAAGGACATATTAATGAATCACCTTTCTTCGGTGAACCAGCATTTCTACACTGGTTCCCATTAGCCGAAGTTACTTCAACTATACAAAGCGTAGAAAATAACATTCTCACAGAAGGCACAGCACGGCCAGTTACTCGTGAACAGTGTAATAATCTTCTTGATGGTTCTCATTCAAAAGTTAAAACTGCTGTTTGGAAGACAAATGGTTATTGGTTAGATTCTGGCGGATTCTTATCATCTGATAGAAAACTCCAAGATAATAGTTATTATCAGGACTTCTCTTATGTAATTAAATCTGATGTTCCTGTACAGACATACCGTGAAGTATTAAAGAAGCTGGTTCATCCAGTTGGTCTAAAACTATTTGCTGAATTCTCATTCCAGTCTACCGTAGACCTTAAGGTTGAAATGCCATCGAATTATGTTAAATTGATTACATACATCTTCTCATATCTTGATGTTGCTATTGATATTTGGGACCAAGAGTCAGAACAACACGGTACAGTTGGAAGAGCGCATACTGGATTTGGTGTTTATCTTGAAGATGGATTTGATGAATATGTTGTAGAAATTATGAATATGATGGACAATAGATCCGCATTAATTTCTGCTGAATCTTGGGATAATCCAACAGACCATCTATCTGTAAACTTTGAGATTGATGCTGGTAGAATTGGCACTATAGTTAAAGAGAAACTATATACAATTTCTTGGATGAATGAAGATGTAAGAAACTCAATTCTTGCTTGGCCAGAAACAACTGCTCTTGAATTCACAAAACAATTGAAGGTTCTACCTATTGATGAATTCCCGTCTGCAACACAAGAATTGGAAATTGTTGATGATTTGTATAGTTCCACAGATGGTAGAATGATTTCTGCTGAAATTTGGGAAATGTCTGTATATAAAGCACTTCAAAAACTTGTTGAATGGGTTGATTCATTTATGCCAGAGGCAGACTATGCGCCTGAGAAATCATACAAGTATTTTGAGGCTAATAGAGAATCAAATAGAATTCACAATATTTATGGCGTAACCAATGATGTAATTGATACTGTTGAGATTCAGGCATTTGAAAGTGAACACGAAATCCATTCTCACGGAGAAAAGAATGGATTTGCTCCTCTTGTGGAGACTGTTATCACAAAAGGACTTGAATTGCCTGAAATGAATGTTGGGGCTTCGGCATTCCACGTTCACGATTTTAATGGTGAGCAAATCAAGAATCTTATTGTACACGGCAAAGAAGCAACTGCAAGAGGATTATCACACCAAGAAGCAAGAGATTTGATTAATAGAAACGCATTCGAGATTCCAACATTCTATGGTGCTAATCTCGTTTGTGGTGGAATTATGACACCTCCTCTTTGGGGTGATTGGGTTGCTTCTGAAACTGATCCACGTTATAATGGTATCGGAGAATGTTTCAATTCACAATACACAAACGAAGCTGATTGTGTGGCGTTCTTTGGTGACCCAATGTTCTGGATGAATCCAATGTGTTCCGATCAAACATCTCCAGACGAAGCGACTTGTCATACTAATTCACAATCTTGGGGCTATTTCACACTTGAATCATTATCTCCACTGAAAGGACACGCCTCATATTTTGAACCTGGTGAAGTTGTTGATAGACAAAGAGGGCGTACTGCTGATCCTCTTTCAAGAATACAAGCACGACAATTAATTGATGGTGATATCACTTCTGTTACACTATATGACAATATCGGTAAACTTGATAATGGTCATCCTATTGTTGATGAATACGATGTGACTCAAGGTGGCACAATCACGAATATCCACGGAGAAATTACTTCTGCCCATTATCACGAATATGAAGTGACATATGATGCTGATTGGGAAAACAAAACTGACTGGCAGAATAATCCATTAACTCACGGATTTATATACACTCCTGTAACTACTTGGCTATGTTTCAACTATCAGCCAGACAAGATTGTTGATCCTGATTCTATGGGTGGAATGGACTTTATGGGCAATCAATGGCCTCAGAACGTCTTTATGGAAGTTTCGGACGAATATGTTGCTGGTTTCTTAAACAATCCTGATGTTACACTACAACACAATCAAGTATGGAGTGAACAGCTAAATCCAAATGTTGATTGGGTAGAAATTTACTCATCTAATCATATTGCTCAAATTGCCGGCACTGGTGATACTGGAGACCTAGTAAGTGCTACTATGTTGACAGATCAAGTAACTGATATCGCCACTATTGAAGCATATCCAATGGATAGTAATAAAGTTGTTATTTGTGACCAAGCTGGATTGATTTATCTATTAGACACTATAACTGGCGCAACTGATGGTTTTATGGACTTGACTTCATTGAATCTAACTATTGGTCTCGGCCCGTTCGCAAACTATGATGAACGAGGATTGCTTGGTATAGCGTTTCATCCTGACTATGTTAATAATGGTAAGTTATATGTTTACTATATGACAGAACAGGGCGGCACAACTGGTGCTTGGGGGTATCCTCTTTCATCTACTGTTATATCAGAATTCACTTCTGCTGATCCTGCTACTCATTCTGTAGACATTTCAACAGAAAGAGTCCTAATGACTATTCCACAGCCTGATTTCAATCACAATGGTGGTGAACTAGCATTCGGACCAGATGATATGCTGTATATTGGTCTTGGTGATGGTGGTTCTGCTGGTGACACTTCTCCGCTTACAGGCCACGGTGGACACGGCAACTATGGTAATGCTCAAAATCCTACTAATCTACTTGGATGTATTCTTAGAATCGATCCTACAGAGGATACAGTAAACAATCTACCGTATACTATTCCTGTGGATAATCCATTTACTGCTTCAATTTACGGCCCAGATTCAGTAGCATATAGGCCTGAAATCTTCGCATTCGGATTCAGAAATCCTTGGAGATTCTCTTTTGATAACACTGGAAGACTTTGGTGTGCTGATGTTGGTCAAGATAAATTTGAAGAGATTAATATTGTAGAATCGGGCGGCAACTACGGTTGGAGAGTAATGGAAGCATATCATTACTATGAAGAACAACAACCAATTATTGACCAAATTGCTATTGATTTAGGATATACTACTACAAACGAATACTTGAATGACTTAAAGCAACCTATTCACGAATATTCTCACGGCACTGGTATTTCAGTGTGTGGTGGTTTTGTGTATCGTGGTACTGCTATGCCTGAACTGGTAGGTAAGTATATCTTTGGTGATTGGTCTACTACGTGGGAAGGTACATCTGGTCATTTATATACATTAGAAGAGAATAATGAGGGACTATCTGCTCATTTTATTGTTCTGCCGAATCCAACAAATGGCTCTACCCATAGTCATACACTAACATTAACTGCGGCACACGTTCAATTCTTACAAGCAAATCCAGGATCACCTGTTGTGGTGACTCAGACGGATTCTGTTCATTCTGAATTCTATGTTCATACATTTACAATGATATGGAGTACAGCAGATAATCAATTCCATCTTGTTGGTCAGACAAATCCTGAAGGACACGACATATTAGAGTTTGATAAGTGGTCAGATGATTTTGCATATATAAGAAAACCTCTTTCATTTTGGGATCCTGTGACCGAAGTTGTCACCCTTACCACATATGACGAATCATTATTAACTATCGGCGAAGATACAGATGGAGAATTATACTTCTCCACCCGTGGTGGTATTGACACTGCTCAAGGAACTGGCCCAAATAATACAAACATTTATAAGTTAACAGAAACTTACAGTTCTGTTGATATTCCTAATGCACCAGCTCAGATACCAGCTACGGAAGTGGCTCACGTTCACGGATACAAAGTGACGTATGATAATGAGAATATGTTCCAAGTCGAAGAGATTTCAGATATCGAAATGCAAGATTGGGATGAATTCTGGCCTATCTGGTCATTAAATGATCCAGCTTCCCATATTCATCCTGTTATCACATCTTGGACTGGTGTTACTGATAAAGATACCATTATTGGTTCCTCTGCTGGATGGTATTATAACGAAGAGAATGATATTTGGGAACCATATGACACTGGTGCAGATACACCTTGGACACCTGAGACTGATGATGGACCAACTACATTCTATATTGAAAATGCTCCTATTGTAAACATTCTTGGTGCAAATGAGTATGGAGAAAACACTCACATCCACTATTTTGATAGTTCACAACTTGACACACTTGGTGCAAATTCAGATAGACTCGCTACACCACTCACACGTATCCAAGCACAAGAATTAGCAAATGGTGTTGTGAATGAAGTAATTATTTACTCATCTATCATTAACTCTGGCAATAGATTACATTATCATAAGTATAAGATTCTTTGGAATTTATCCACTCAACAATTCATTGCAAATGAAATCGGTGAATTCTGGGATGAATATAACACTGGTGAATACACTATGGTAACAGAGGACACAAGAACTCACGAGCATACATTGACAGTAGATGGATTAACTACTCACTTAGGATGGAATGGTACTCCACTTCATTCTGCTCCTGATGTAACTCTTGCAAATGCCCACGATTGGGACAATCTTGAAGGGTCTGAAATTGATCATCTTCATTCATTTAATAATACAACACTTGATACAATTGGTGTTAATGCAGGAAGACAATCTCTTCCTATAACAGATGAACAAGCAACTGACTTGATTAATGGCGATTCAGCAGAAATTATGATATATTCTTCTATCGCAAACGGCGACCATTATCACGGCATTCGTGTAACCTATGATAGTGATTCATTGTCATTCATTGCCCAGGATGTGGAGAAATGGGAATCTACAGATGGTGCTCAGTTCTTCAACACTACGCCAAGGTCACACGCTCACGCAACAAGTGTTTCTAATGTTATTTCACGACCTGGATTCAATGAATCATTATCAATTCTTCCAACGTTCGGTGCGCCTGGTTATCCGTATCCTGGTGGTTCGCATCCACACTTCTTCAATAATACAGTTGTTGGACCATTTGCTTGGAATAATGAGATTGAACACGCTGATGGTTTATCAACCACAGAAGCAATGAATCTGATTGATGGTATTGAAGAATCAGTATTAGTGTATGATTCAATTGAGGGTGCCCACTTCCACGATTATACAATCAAATGGAACGATGTGACAAATAAATTCTATTGTTCAGAATCCACTACTTGGATTCGTGGTGGTATTGAAGATAATACACAAGACACTTCGAAATATTATACATCTGTTGTAATGAATGAGTCCGAAGGACTTCATTGGCATAACTTGACTGTTGACTGGAATCCTAATACCGCTCCAGTTCCTCAACAGACTGGTGGTTCAATCTTTGTAACAAGAACAACAAGCGTTGATGAAGTATTAACTTCTGATCCACAGATTACAGTACAATCATCATCAACAGAATTAAGTCCTGAAACTACAACATACAATGACACTCCAGAAGCTGGTGATACGACTGTTATCACGACTTATTCTGATTTGATAACTACTACAACAACAGAAACAGTAACAATCACTACCACTACAACCACTACAACATATTATTCTGATGGAGCAAATCAAGTTGTAGTTGGTGAACCAGTAATTTCAAATGTTTCTACGCCTACTACAACAACAGAAACAGTAGAAGATTTGACAGAAAGAAAGACATTCGTTAATGGAATTCTTCAGGCGAATAACCCGCCTGTTATTTGGATTCAGCCATCATTTATTGATGGAGAAGGTTCACACGACCACTTATTATATGATGGCTGTACACTTGACTCAGAAGGTCAATATGCAGGCAGAATCTGTGAACCAATTACACTTTCACAAGCAAATGAATTAATCAATGCTCAGGATATTAATTACGGATTCATTTTCTTCGATTCGCCTAATGGGGCTGACGCTCATTATCACGGATATACAATTAAGTTTAATCCTAATATTGGGCCAGATGGTGAGTTTGTTGTAACAGGAATCACTCAGTTTGATAGAATTCCTGGTACTGGTGAGACTGTACATAAATTCAAGTTGTCTGGTGGTTATCACGATCACGATTATTGGATGAGCGTTTCTGAATACACTTCTCTTCTTTCTGGAAATCTCGTTATAACTCCTCAGAGAGATATGATTCACGCAACTCAATATACACACGAATTGACAGTTTCACATACGACTGGACAATATAACATTGTATCACAAACTAGCGACTATGACAATCACAATTTGTTGACATATTTAGGTAGTGTTGCATTAGGTGGAGAATGGACACAAAACTTTGAAGGCGGCGGTGCAGGCGACCATATACATACTACAATCATTGATGATTCAAATGTGTGGCCTGTCCCAGTATAATGTAACGATAATTATTTTTAGATGTATAAATAGTTCTGATTATTTAATCAAATATATTAAAAAACTTTAAGGAGTATTCAAAATGGGTGCAATTGTAACCAGTAAATTTAGAACACAGAACTTGATGGTATTTATTGACCAGTTCAAAACTACTGGTTCTGTTGATGATAACTTCCTGTATCTAGGCTTCGGACGTTCACAAGCGTGGGCTGATGATGCTCAAGGAAATGACGAATCTTCAGGTAACTTCACATTACCTGATCCACTTGATGAAGATGAAGGACAATATTGGGCTGACATTGTTGGCGCAAAGCGTATTCAGAATGATGATATATCACCTGTACTTCCACGTGTTGACTGGGAAGGCGGTGATACTTTAGCATTCGATGGTGATACTACTAATGGTATTGTAGGTATCGCTGAGCCCGGTCGTTCTTTCGTTTCAAAGACTGGATATCATTCAGTTATAATGAATTCAGAGTATCGTGTTTATATGTGTACTGGTGAACCTACTGGTGGTAAGTGTTATATTGGTGGTGTATTTGATGGTGGTACTGCTACTTCACGTACAACTTGTGAGAACACTACTGGTGGATTATGGCTACCTACTGGTGCTTCTGAGGAACCAACTGGATTTACAGGTGATGCGGCAGGACTAACTTCACAAGCAATTACTACTGCTGATGGTTATGTGTGGACTTTCCTTTATAAGCTAGAATTGAATGATATTATTAACTCAACTACAAATGACTGGATGCCTGTTATTTCTGGTACTGGTGTTCTTTCTGGTTCTGAGCAATCAAACTTTGGTGATGTTGATGCTATCTTTACGGCAAAATGTCATCACGGTTTGATTCACGTTCGACTAGAAACTTCTGATGGATTCCCAGAAAATGATGACTTCCGTCAAATTGGTCTGTTACGTAATCCTGAATTGGCGGGCGGTGGAACAAAGGCACAATCTGCGGTATATGCTGATGCTGTTACATCACTTGAACAAGATTCAGGACAGTTAATTTATCTTGAGAATCGCCGTGCGATTACTCGTGCTTCTGATCAGATTGAAGATTTGAAACTTGTAGTTGAATTCTAAATCTGTAAAAGCTATACTGAATATCCCTATTCTGTATATAAGATAAATATACGAATAGGGATATTTCATAAGAACAAACTGTAGGATAAGATAATGGCGTATAATTTTAACACTTCACCATACTATGACGATTTTAATGCAGATGATAGATTTCTAAGGATTCTATTCAATCCAGGTCGTGCTGTCCAGGCAAGAGAATTAACGCAAATTCAATCCATTCTACAGAATCAATTGCAGTCAGGCGCCAACCATATTTGGAAGAACGGTACTCCAGTAATTGGTGGTGAAGTATCAATTAATACAAGAGAATGGTTACAATTAGCTGATGTTGATTCGACCTGGTTGAATCGTGTTGTTTATGGAGAAACATCAAACGCGGTTGCGATAATTGAGCAACTACACGATGATGAAACTCAGCCAATTTATTATTATAGAGTTCTTTCAGGAAATTTTGCTGATACTGAAAATCTACATACATATGATACGGTTTGTGATGGTGGTTTCGATGAATCTGGTAATTGCGCGGACAACTCTTGGTATGATGCTACTCAAGCATACAAAGCGGGTGTTATTACAGCAAAGGGTCAAGGTCTTGAAGCTAAAGTTGGGAATGGAATATACTGGTTGGATGGATTTTTCACTCCAGTATTAGAACAAACAATTTTTCTTTCTCCAACCTCTCCAACACCAACAACAAAAGTTGGTTTTGATATTGGAGAGAATATCATTGAATCTACAACTGATCCGAGACTTCTTGATCCTGCTTCAGGATTCTATAATCAGAATGCTCCTGGTGCAGACAGATATCAAATTGCTTTAACCTTAGTAAAAGAAGAGGATTCTGCTGAATCTAATAAATGGATTTGGTTGATGGACATTTCTGAAGGTAAAATCACAACTACATTTGAATCAACTACATATTCCCTTCTAGCAAATGAATTGGCACAGCGTACATATGATGAGAGTGGTAACTATACACTAAATCCATTCCCATTAGAGATGAAAGAGAGTGCTGATTCTAGTAAATTTATAATTAAAGTAGAACCATCAAAAGCATATATTAATGGCCATTCTCACGAATTATTAGTTCCTACTGAACTTGAATCTAATAGAGCAAGAACATCAAGGCACGTGGCAAATGACCACATCACTCCTGAATTTGGTCCATATTTTGAGATTGAAAGTGTTAATGATTTACACGGTGTATTTAATGTAGTTAATAAGGAATATGTTAATTTTGTAACTGATGAAAATTATACTTCTGCTATTGCGAATCCAACAACTGTAGGTCAGAAACAAAGAATTACCCACGTTACTAAAGAGGATACCTCTTTTAGAATCTATGTTGAAAATGATGATGGTTTAGATGCTATTTCACCAGCACGTTATATTGTTTCAGAAAGTGATCCTGATGTATATGCTAAACTATATCGTCCAACGGGAGTAGCAACCCGCAATGGGGTTAATTATCCTTGGATATATAAAATGACGGATATTGTTTCGTCTGTTACTCTTGGACAGGTAACATTCTCAACACAAAAGAATTTCAGTGCAACATTAACCTCTGATACTGCTTCTGTTCCTGCTGTATTTAATGATATGCATTGGGAACGTGTTTTATACATTTTCGATGATACTACAGGAAGTATTATTCCTAAATCTGGCACGGTCGCTTCTGGTGATATGTGGACTGCTGACTTATCAGGAAACACAAACGCTATTATTAATATAGTTGACCAGGATGGTAATGTTAGCACTAATTTAAGTGGACACCATATTAGCATTATGGCTGATATGTATATGAGTAATGCCCAGTGGAGGTCAATTGGTCAAGATGCTGCCGCATCTGGTGACTTCATTCTTTCCGATGAAGTGTTGACTCTTCCACACGGTGTAACTAAAATTGTTTCTGTAATTGCTCCTGATACAACAAATGTTACTAACTCTTTCACTTTCCTTTATGGTGAGACTGACACCACATATGGCAATGCCACACTCACTTGGACAGATACAGTAAACGCCTCTCAACCGGGCACATATACAGTTACATATGAAGTATATAACTTCGGCAACATCACAACAGCAAACTATTTCGCTGTAAACTCATATACTGATGCTGGTTTATCATATGAGATTATTCCTGCATATAGAGGAAATGTTAATCAGGAAATTTTTTCACTAGCAGATACACTTGATTTCAGAACATCGGAGGATGATTATGCTGTGGGTACATATTTACCACTTCCTTCATCTAATATTTCTGTTTCATATGACTACTATCTTCCTAGAAAGGATAGACTTGTAATTGATGATGATGGTATTATTTCAATCAAAGAGGGATTCCCTTCTGATGATCCGATTCTTCCTACAGAAGAACCAAATGAAATGACACTATATACAATGTTTGTTCCTGCTTATACATTTGAACATAAAAATGTTAATGTCACTCACGTTAAAAACAAACGATACACAATGCAGGATATTCGAGGCATTGAGAATAGACTTGATAAATTAGAATATTACACCGCACTAAATCTACTAGAACAAGAAACTGCGGCGATGCAGGTTATTGATGAGAATGGTTTAATGCGTTATAAGAATGGTATGCTAGTGGATCCATTCGTAGACCACGGCATTGGTGATATCAATGATGAAGAATACTATGTTTCGATTTATCCAGAAGCAGGTATTTGCACAACTCCATTTGAAATGAGTGGTCTTGATTTTGAGGGTGGTGTTGTCTCTGGAATGAGAAAGAATAACATTACATATACACTTGATTTTGATATTATCGAGAGTTGGATTTCTCAACCATATGGTTCACAAGTTATCAATCTAAATCCTTACGCAAGAAAATCTTGGGTTGGATTCGTAACACTTACTCCTTCAACTGATACTTGGTTTGAAGAAGAATATATGCCTGATGTTATTATTCAAAATGAAAATAATAATGCAGTTCTACAACAAGTAGAGACTTATGGCACTCAAACTCGCTGGGGTAATTGGCAGACAACTTGGTCTGGTTGGAGAGATACTGGCGGAAGATTTGGAGTAACCAGTGGTGCAGAACAAACATTCGGCGGTTGGGGTGGTGCTGGTACAGCAAGAAGAGTTTTCAATGGAACCCAAGGAAGACTTGGTCGTCAATCAGGCGGTATCTCAAGACAGGTTAGTGTTTGGAGAACTATTGTTAATAGAGAAAGATGGCAACAGGCTCAGCAACAGCAAAGTTCTCAAGTTCGTACAGGTGAAAGAAGTTGGATGGAAACCAATGATATCAGAACAGAAGTTGGTGACCGTTTAGTTGATACTTCTGCTATTCCTTGGATGAGATCAATACCTATCACAGTGGAAGCAGATAAATTACGACCTAATACTGTAATACATTTTAAATTTGACGGTGTCGATGTTGATGCTTATATGACTCCTGAAGGCGGTTCAATGGGTGATGCTGTTTCTACGGATTCTATGGGACGATTAAGAAATACTATATTCACTCTTCCTTCCGAAGGTTCCGATGGCGTTAGATTTAGAACTGGCACAAAAATACTTGATATGAAAGATTCATATGAGTCTGATATGACGACTCAAGCAATTGCACCATTCACCTCTGCTGGAACACTTCACACCAGACAAAAAGATATTCTTTCGACTCTCGAATCATATACAGTCACAGAATCTATTAGAGATGATAGATCAATCCTTGGACCACGCAGAACTGTTTCGAGAAGTAGAGTAATTAATTCCTCTACATCAAGGATGAATGTTTCGTTGTGGTATGATCCAGTAGCAGAATCATTCCTTGTTAATGATATGGAGGGCGGGGTATTTATTGATTCAATTGATCTTTACTTCTGGTCAAAAGATGACGAATCAACTCCAGTTCGTGTTGAACTTCGTACAATGGAGAATGGATATCCTACGGCTTCTGAAATCCCATTGGCTTCTTCTATGCTATATCCTGAAGATGTTGTAACAGCTTCAAATGGTACTGCTAATACTCGTTTCACCTTTGCTGATCCAATTTATCTAATGAACGGCACAGAATATTGTTTCGTTGTTATTTCCGATTCACTTAAATACAATTTGTTTATTTCAGAATTAGGAGAAACAGATTTAGCGACAGGAGAGTATATATCTTCACAACCTTATCTTGGTTCAATGTTCACTTCACAGAATAACACAACTTGGACTGCCGAACAAAATAAAGATGTTAAGTTCCGGATTAACAGGTGTGATTTTGATACTGGTTCCGAAGGAACCATTCAATTGAATATGAAGGGATTTGATGGAACTAAAAAGATTACCAGTTTTACGCCAAACTTCCAGCCTATGGTTCTAACTGGAACTGATTTCACTCTTGAAGGAATTATTAACGGTAATACGAATAATACTATTACCGGTATTCTTGATAACGAGAACGAGTTCCTTGAACAACAAGAAACTATTGATGGATCTCATACAATTGAAGGTGGTTATCAATATACCCCAATTTCTTATATAGCAACTGTTTCTTCTGAAAACTCAAATATATCTCCCGTTATTAACACAGAGAGAATGGGCACTATTATTCAAAACAATGTTGTTTTTGATAATGCAACTGAGGAAAAGAATCAGAAAGGTGTTTATCTTTCTAAAGATATTAAACTCTCAAATCCAGCAATGGATTTAGTTATGTGGCTGTCTATTCAAGCAGTTCCTAATACATATATTAAAGTGTTCTATGACACAGGTAAAGTGATTCCGCGTTATATTACTACTAAATCCTATACAAACACGATTACACACGGTGATTATAATGTGAATGATTTTGAGGAAGAATATGCTTATGTATATCCTGCTGGAACTAATAGTCCTGAGAATACAATCACTAATAATGGCCAAGGTATTGCGTCTTGGACTGGTGTGATTGGATCCACACCTGCTTCTACTCACGTTTCAACAGCATATGTTGATGGTGATGATAATCCAGATAATACAACTATGATGCATATTGCTGATATATCTAATATGAAGAGTATTGTTAAGTCTTGTTTCATTTCAAGATATGACCTTGATACTGTAACTGCTGATGTTACAAGTGCTGGTATTGGTACTGATATCTCTAATTATGAAGTTGGAGATATTTGGTTCGGTATTTGGGATAATGACTTGGATAGAAAGTTCTATCGTAAAATTCTGATGGCGGATGGTTCTATGAGTAAGGAAGAAGTTCCTGTTCTTGAAATTGATTCTGAGGTTCCAGAAGAGCATCCTGATTTTGGTATTAATCTTGCTGTTATTGAAGAAGATGCAGTCACTTGGAGAGAAATGAAAGACTCAGGTACAGGTATTACAAACTCTTCTATTGTTACTGATATGGAGTTTGTTGAACATACTTTCTCTCCATTGAAGAAAATTGTTGATGAGTTTGATCACTTTAGAGTTAAGATTGAACTTCACACAACTAATCCAGTTTATCTTCCTGCTGTACGTGAATTACGTGTAATGGCAGTAACATAGGAGAATAAAGTGAAAGAACTAAATTACACCAAAGATAGAAAAACAGGTGCTGTTATCTTCAATGATGTGGATGCTTATGCTCAAAGAAAAAAAGTAATTGAGAAACAGAAAATCACTAAGGCTGTAGAGAAAGATTCTAAAAAAGTTATAAATAGTCTTAGAAATGAAATTAATGGGCTGAAACAACTCCTAAAAGGTTTGATTGAAAATCAAGGATAATTCTATGATTGGAACTACTGAAATACCATACGTAAGAAAGGACGAAACTTTCAAAACTTGGCGTGAACGTACAAATCAAATGATTCAGCAACAAAATAATTTCGTTAGAATGCAGGAATTTGAGATGCTGGGAGTAAGTGATCCATATGTTACTACTTCAATGCAGTTAAATTACGCAAGTGAAACAACTGATTAATATTTAGGAAGAATAATAATGGCACACTATACAGGTCACAAATTCACTTTAACTGAATTAAATACAATAGAACAACAGAAGAGTGATTTTCTCAACTCTCTGAATATTAAATTATCTGCTCCTGATCTGTTAGTTAAGGATCTATCTCTGATGTTGAAGTCTCTGGAAGTAATGGAGAATCTTGAGCATTTACCAGAGTATAAAGACTTTCTGATTAATGTTGCTAATCGTTCTGCAACATTTGTTAATCCAACAGAAATGATTCCTAATGGTGGTTTTGATGTAACATATAACACAACAAACCTTGTCACCAATTCGTCTTTTTCTGCTGATGCTTTTGAACTTGAAATAATTAAAAACTCTGGTTTTGATGTTCCTGTTGACCTTGCACGTCCTTGGGCGAATGGTATTGCATATAAGTTTGATACATTATTTACAGAAGGCACTCAAATTGTTCAAGCATTCACTGATGGACAACAGACTGCTCTTACTTGGTTCGAGACTGAATTAAAACCCAATACACAGTACAAGTTTTCTTATGACTTGACTGTAAATCCAGTTAATTGGGATTTACTGAGTGGTGGCTTCAATATGGTTGATATACCATCTTCTGATAAAGCAGTATTCTCGGAGACTGGCGGCGGCCCTGATCCACAAACATTCATTTGTTCTGTAATTGAAGATGCATCTTTGGTTCGTCCTACTTGTGATGGCGTTGCCATCGAGTGGAATACTTCTATTGAACAAATGGCTATTGATTGTCAATCTGGCGGCGGCGTTTGGGATGAAGGCGCTATTAATGATCCACAAGCACAAAATCACATACTGATTCCTTATCATATTAATGCTCGGGAAGGCGACACAATCATTTTCACTAATCCATCTACATCTATTCTGGTTCACAATGCTGTATCTGATGATAATATTGCATTCATTTCACCAGACTTAAATCCAGGAGAATCTTGGTCTTGGGTAGTTGACGGTTATCACGACTTGTATTTCCACTGTACATTCCACCCACTTGAAGAAGGTCGTTTAACTTCCACAACTAATCATAGATACGTTTATGCTATCGACCACGGTTTGAATCCGGGCGATACAGTTAAGATTCCTATTAATTATGGTGCGAATGTTGCATTACCATCATTATCAAATTCTTATGCTATTAACTTAGCATTACCACAATCTTGTACTTCACTTGGTGGTGCGGGCGACCAAAATGTAGTTGAGTCTCTATATCACGATTTATCAATTGGTAATATTGTTTCCTTCCAGTCTGGTGAAGTTGAAACGAATCCTGATGCTGGTGTTCCTGTTGATGTAGTTTTTCAAGGCGGCACTGGTTCAGATACTGCTAATGCGTTGGCGAGTGTTCAAGTCACTGGCGGTGTTGTTTCTGATATATCACTAACAAGTGGTGGTTCTGGATATATTGAAATTCCTACAGTTTATATTGTGGGTGGAGGCGGTGCTGGTGCTACTGCATCAATTAATTTCTCTGGCAACATAACATCTATAAGTATTGATGATATCGGTTCTGGTTACCAAACTGCTCCTACTGTTCAAATATCTGCTCCAGATGTAGCAACAATTCCTGATGGTATTGGTGGCACAATACCAACAACTCCAGCAACTGCTATAGCAACAATTAATGCCTCTGGGTCAATAGATTCTATTACCATTACGGAGAATGGTAGTGGTTACCATTCTCCTCCAACTATTACACTTGTAGGTGGTACACCTACAGTAGCAGGTAGTGTTAGTGGAGAAATTAACGGTTCTGTTCTTGGTATTACACTTATATCAGGTGGCTCAGGTTATGGTTCTGGTGATGGTTCTGTTGGAGTAGGCGAACGTAAATGGGAAGAATATATTATTACTGCTGTTCAAAAGGGCGATGCTCGTGTAGATATATTCTTTGATGATGTTAATGTTATCGGACACTTGCATACTGCTGAATTAACTCCTGCTGAATATCAACAGATTAAGAATGGCACACCTACAGTTATTATGACTTCTACTGATGGTGAAGGTTCTGGAGAGAATTCTCCTCACTCACACTCTGCAACTTTCGATTGGGATCCTGCATTAAATAATGGCGACGGTGGTATGTACCTTGTTGGTATGACAGGTTCACACACTCACGGAATGCAGAACTATTATGATATTACTGGCGGCACTAAGGTAGAACTTACTAACTTCGGTCACTATCACGAGATTCTAATTTCTCTTGATGATGAGGCTACTCTTAAGGCCGCTCCACTACAGAATGTAACACAGGATACTGACGGTACTTGGAGTGCTACTTCAGGCAATACACTGATTCTTACTTCTGACTACGGTACTTCTGATCCTCAGCATTTCCATACTCTTGAGATGGGGTGTTTGGATCCAGACAATGATACTTACTTAATCATTGCTATTGACCAGCATATCCACGATTTCGATAGAGTTTGGTACCCTGGTTCTTCACAGTTTACACTTGGTCAGTATAATTTTGCGTTAGGTGGAGATGATACTAATCCCACATCTATTAATCTTCCATTTATTGATATTATTGGATATGTTAAGAAAGATAAAGGTATCGAATGTGATGCTCACGGCTTGAAAGCTGGCGATAAAGTTCATTATCAGAATGTTTATAACGGCATTCATCACGGTAATACTAACTACTTTGTTGACTATGTTATCGATTGGGATCACTTTGTATTAACCGAATCTGTTATTTATCCGCTTGAAAATGCTCCTGGCACAACTCCAACACAATTCGATGTTGTTGAATCTTATGAAGTTGTTGCGGATTTAGCATCATATAGATTTGAAGTAGAAAGAGATTTAACAAATCACGTTGGTTCTCCATTTATTGAAGGCGTAGAGATTCATTGGTCACGTCCTAGAACAGTAAAATCAACCAATCACGGACTTTCTGTTGGCGATGTTGTTCAGTTACCTTCTGGACCACAACCATATACACCATCTGAATTACCTGGTGCTATGAACGACCATACTGTTGTTGCGCTTGGTGATGGTTATGGCCCGACTGACAATATGGAAATCACTGTAGATACGCAAACTACATTAACATTTGTTGATCCAGACACCACTACTGTTGAAGGCGCACAAGACTCACCTTGGTACTGGACTTGGTGGGATCATTCTGATCCATCATATGCTCCTTATCAAGTAGATGAAGCAGTGGCAGCATCATTTGGTGGTAACGAAGGAACAACAGGTGGTTTTGACTTATATCGTGGTGGTACATATAAATTCACTAATAATGCTTGGAATCCATCAGGTCATATCGTACAGCCTGATCCATTCACTGGACTCCCTACTCCAATGTATATGCACGCGGCTGGTGTTAAAGCTATTCTCGGCGCAGGGTGGGATAATCTAGTTGAAGCGGGTATGGTACATAATGATGGTAAGAAGTGTGTTTCTATGAGAGCAGATCACGGTCTAACTATCGTTGCTGGTGATCATAATCCATTCAACAATCTTGAAGAGGAGCCAGGCAACTGGACTTCTACAGAAACATTCCCGGTTTGTATGGGGTTAAATGGTTGGTGTGAAGAGTTAGACGTTGATGGATGGTACTACAATGGCGAAGATGATAAACAGACTTGTTTAGATTTGAATCCAACAAGTGAGGTTGGATTAGCGCAATGGAGAGAATCACAATACATTGGTAACTTCTCTAAAGAATTCACTTGGAAGATTCCTGAAGATTTCGGTCTTACTGGTTCTGATGGTAATTCTGGACTTGGTCCATTTGTTGCGCCTGGCGAAGTAAATGGATACTATGCTGTAGAAGCTGATGGTGGTCTATATAAATTTGATAAAGAAGGTATGATTGAAGGTACTAACAGAACAGTCAACCTTTATCGTGGTGGCACTTATCGCTTCCGTGTGAATGCGGCTGGTCACCCAATGTATATTACAACTGATGATGGTTCACACTTTACTCCAGGTGCTTATTTTGGTGAGTATCTACTTGGTGTAAATGGTTCAAGAGCAGAAGAGGGAGCTGGTGACCAAACATACGCTGATTCTTCTAACTTTGGTCTTGATGGGGCAGGCGTTCCTAAATATGAAATTTTAGAATTCACTGTACCATCTGTCGCTCCTGATACACTTTACTATCAGTGTGCTTGGCACGCTTCTATGATGGGACAATTCAATATTATTGACTTGCCTGTTGTTAATGCTGGTGAAGATATTGTTGTTTACTACCATCACGGTCAGGACAATATGTACACTCCTCTACATATTAAGGATAAGATTGTTGTTGATAACGGCACTTCTACTGACTACTTCCAGGTACAGCCTGAGCCAGTAAATTCATTCCCAGTAAAAGGAACTCAAGCAGACGTACTTAATGAAGGCAATCTGTTAACTGCTACAGGTGAAGGTGCAATTCCAAAGATTCAAGCAATGAATATTGAACTTGGCACTACATCTTATATTGATCCACTTGTGATGATTCCAGGAATTGGTTCTGAGCAATTCCTTGTAACAAACAATGAAAGTGGTCTTGCTAAGGTTTATATCAGTGTTGATATAGATAAGCGTTCTAATATCTCTCTTGATAACGTAACATTCAAGGAAGTTGTATGGACAGAATCTGGTTCTTGGCAGATTCAAGGTGGTACTGCATTTACGAATACTACTGTTGCAGGATATATTGAGCAGATTGTTACTGGTTCAATTGTTGAAGGCACAACATACGAGATCCAATACGATATCGTAGAATCATTCAAGGATGACTTTGATGCGGAAGTTGGAACAGTTCAAGCAGTTCTTATTGGTGATACTATTGTTGAAGGCACATCTAATACTACAGTTGGACACTACTCCGAAACAGTAATTGCTCCTGCTAATACAAATATATTGAGACTAAATAACACAGGTAAGGGTAAGATTGATAATGTTTCAATCCGTGAACGTGTAACTGGTCAAAATGCTTGGTATATGGGTGAAGGCTGGAATTCAGTCGGAGGTAAAGCATATATTGACGGCACTATCTCTTCTAAAACAGAAGTTAACCAGACTGTTGATATTGAGACTGGTAAACTATATGAAGTTAAGTATAATTTAGCAGACCTCGACCCTAATGATAACGGTATGTCTGGTAGATTACGTGTTACTCTAGGTACTAATCCTGAGAATTTAATTTCAAATTGGAACTTTGATTTCACTGATCCTGTTCTAGTTAATTGGACAACTTCTGGTCCTGATGTACAGATTGTTAATGAGAAGTTAATTTTCAATTCTTCTACAAATGGCACTGCTACATACACCTTAGCTAATGCTCTTGTTAAGAATGAGAAGTATGAAGCAACTATTGATTGTGATGTGTTTAATGAAAATATCTTGAATTTCCAAGTTGGGCCTGGGCCTGCTGGAACTCACGCTCATACATTCCAAATGACTGAAACACAGAGTAATTGGTTACAAGAGAATCCATCTGTTAATACGCTATCATTTGTGCAGACTGATGGTTATCACGCAGAAACATATACACACATCTTTACAATTGCTTGGTCTCAAGATATTATGAGTTATGTGTTAGTTTCACAAACAATTCCTGAAGGTCACGATGAATTAACTCTAGTGTCAACTACTAATAACAATCCTACAATTGATGTGTTTGTTGATGGTGTTGCTCAACATACTATTTCTACAACTGGTATCCATCACATTGATTTAGTTGGAGAGGCTTCATCTACATTTATGCTACAGATGAATGGTTCAGGTTCTATCAACTCCGTTAAGCTAGTTGAAGAAGAAATACCAGCAATTGATTATGACTCTACTGGTGTTGTTCCTAATGGTGAACAATCTTACTATACGAGAGCTGGTTCACACGACTCTAAGATTCACTTCATTGCTGATGTGGACAATAATCGTCCTGAAGAAAATAATCCTTACTACACTAATATTGGTTTTGAAGGATCTATTGATAATATTTCAGTTCGTGAAGTGGAAGAGAATTGGACTTTCGCTTCTCAAGAAGGTGGTAATTCATATGTTGACCAAACTTCACAACAGATTTACACTTCTGGTGTTGGTACTGGTGCAAGAGGAATCGCACATATCTCATTTGAAATCACTAATGAAATGAACTATCGTGTAGGCTTCAATATTGATAGACCTACTGATTCTATTGTTAAGATTGGTCCTACTCCAGATTCAGACACGTATGGTAGTTTTGAAATCACTGCTAATGATAATGATGGAGATAAAGACTTTATATTCACTGCACCAGTTACTGGTGTTGCGTACATAACACTTTCTACTACTGGAAATGGCTTCACTTATTGGGATAATGTTTCTGTTAAGACTATTCCTAATCTTTCTTCTGATGAGTATCTATTGCTTGCACGTTCTTTGAATGTGTTTGGTGTACCTATCGGTGGAGAAGAAAGATGGAAGAGTGTCCATCTTGATATGGAAAATGCAGACTATACAGGTCAGCCTATCTCTGGTATGCGTACACTGGAATCATTTGGCGAATCAGTGATTGAAAATTACTATGATGTTAACAGACGTTCTAATGATATCTTGAATCCACCTGTATCTCTGACCGGTATGAATATTGAGTTTGGTACAAGAGCGGTTACAGCAATTAATCCTTCTTGTTCTAATGATCTATATAATAATCAAGTAGATTGTGAGACACCTAACGGTACTTGGTTCGATACAGTAGTATCCTTCTGTTCTGATTCAATCTATCCAGATGAAGTGTCTTGTATTGAGCCTAATGGTACTTGGACTGCTGGTTCTTGTTCTAATCCAATATATGGAGATGTTACATCTTGTGAAGATGCGGGAACGTGTTCTGATTCACAGTTTAACAACAGTGAAACACAGTGTACTACTTCTGGTGGAGTTTGGACTTCTGATAATAATACTTGGACATTTGGTGTTTGTACTGACTTATCTTTCAATGACCAATCTTCTTGTGAATCACCAAGAGGAGTTTGGACACCTGAGAATCCAGCTCATTGTACTGACTTATCTTTCAATGACCAATCTTCTTGTGAATCACCAAGAGGAGTTTGGGATGCTACTGTAGTTGAGGCAATGACTGGAGACACAATCGAAGTAACTGGTGCTGGTATTGATCCAAACTATATTATCACTATTGGTGGGGTTGAACAATCATCTTCACCAATAAATCTACCAACTAAGGTTAACTTTATATTAAATGCTGATACTCCACTAGGAATACAAGAATTTAAGATTACAAATATTGACGGTGATTTTGCTATACTTGATGTGCCATTCACTGTACTTGATCACTTGAGAATCATTACTGTTACTGATAATCTTGATGGCACTTATGGAGTTACAGGAGCATCATTTGAATCTACTACAACAGTAACACTTATTGACCAAGCAACTACAACTGATTATCCTCAAACGGTAACATTTGTTGATGCTAACAATATTTCATTTACTGATGTTGTAAATCCTGGTACATATGATGTGAGAGTTGATAATTCTGATGGATCAACATTCACTGAAATTGATGCAGTAGTTATAGCATAAAGAGATACTAAACTATTATAAATAGTTTTAATTATTATAAATATAATCAGAAATAGATTTAATTTGGAGATAAACTAAAATGTCCGTAACACTATCAAACATAACAACTGCGGTTGATCCGTTTAACGATATTCCAGATATTACATTTGATAGTATCGACATCACGGCTTTCACCGAAGAAGTAGAAATTTATACTAACACTCCTGCGGTGATGATTCCAACTAAGTTGAACGCAATGGCTGGTTCAATGAAAACTTGGTTGAATGATAATATTAGTGCGCCACTAGAGAACCAACAAAACACATTCAAGAATGAAGTGATTATAAGAACCAACACTGCTATGAATGCTGTTGAAACCTATATGAATGATGAAGTTCAAGGTTTCGTTAATACAGTATTTGTGCCTTGGGCAAACGATGCTGGTAATATTCTTTCAAATCACGCAAACATTCTTGAAACTAATGTGACTGGAACAATATCACAGTTACAAAGTGACTACACTCTTCACGTTGAATCTCAGGATGCTATTATCCAGCAGGCCCTTGATGATATATTATCTAATATTGCTCAATATACTTCTGGTGCGGCAGATTCTGGTTATTCTATTCATCAAACCAATGAATTACTTGCCGATGTTACGATGACTCGTGAGATTGGATTTGATAACTACAAATACAATGCAGAAGGTCAGATCACATTCGCAGAAGAAGGACCAAATAGAACACATCATATTTCATATAACAAATCAACTGGCGGTATTCAGTCATTTGGTGAGTCAATGCAAATCGAAGGTGAGCCTCGTCCATTTGTTCAACATCTTAAACTTGAACAAGAGGCTTCTACTGGCTCAACTTCTATTACTAAGATTAAAGCATATGATATAAACAAGTATGTATCCACTACTAATGTTAATTCATTCAGAGGAACTGGACACGAAGAAGATGGCACACCGGCTGTTGAATTAACTATTCTTAATAATACGTCTATTGCTGATACTGATAATCCTGAACTTGTCTTGAGAAGAGGTATTGATTCAGCTATGATGTGGGGTAGTCTTGATGATGGTGATTTTATTACAATCACAAATCTTGATGGTTCTATTTACAATGAAGGTATTGTTGGCCAATATGCACAGAACTATGATACAACTTTATTTAAGCCTTATTCTTCCTATTGTCACGATTCAACATCATCCGTAACTGGATGGGGTGTGGATGCTAGTATGAATGCTATTGATATTGATTCTTCTGGCGGCCTATATGACACTCCTGTAAAATGTGAAATGTATAAAGATTCTAATGTTGCTCTTTTAGATGATTTAAGTCGTTCTTATGAGTTTAATATTGCTGGTGAATCTTATGATTCTGATTTATCTGATGGTCTTATCTATAATGTATACATTAATGATGATTCCGGTTTCATTGATTCGTATGCATACACAATTGATGCTAATGGCAAACAAGATACTGGTGCAATCTTAAATGCTGTTTATGATAATGGTGTTTCAGATGTTACAATCACTAATAGAGGTACAAAATATTCTAAAAACTCATCTGCAAGAGCATTTGATTTAGGTGCTGTTGATGTTACAGGTTCCATTGAAACAAAAGCAGTAGCAACTCATACATTAAAGAATGGTATGGTTGATGAGATTTTAATTACTAATGCTGGTGCAGGTTATACCGGATATTATGAAATTATCGTTCCTGAAGTTCCGGGTGGTGATGGTCATACTCATACATTACAATTTTCACAAGCAATAATTAATCAAATTAAAGCAGGGCATCCTCAAGTCGGCGCAACCGTTGAGGCAGGTCACTCACACGATATTACTGTTGCTTGGAATGATTTTAACAATTCATTCATTCTAACACAAACAGTTGGCGGTGGTCACGACCACGAAATGACTATTACAACACATAATGTTAATCCAACAATTACAGTAGCATTCACAACAAATACTGGTGGTCTTGCTGATGGTTATGTTGTATTAGCAGAAGATGGAACAGTAGATGAAGTTATTATAACTAATGGTGGTGCTGATTATGGAGTAGGAGATACAGTCTCTATTAGTGGTGGAGCCCCTGCTACTCCTGCGCAAGTATCAATGAATCTTGCTGATGGTGGTATCGCAAGTATTGCAGTTTCAGATCAAGGTACTGGATATACTGATAATACAGCAAAGACTGTTCAGGTGGATATTCAAAACAATACTTTCACTCCGTCCGTTATTTCTGTAAATGTTGGAGATACAATCGACTTTACAAATCTTGATATTCAAGCGCATACAGTAACACATACTGATGGAATGTTTAATTCTGGTGATATTCCACAAAATGCTACATTCTCATATACAGTCACAAAGGACACTGAATTAACAGATAGATATGATATTGTTGATGAGAATAATACTGAAACTACTGCTACTCTTTGGGTTCGTGAAAACACGGTATTTGTTGAAATGAACACAACAACTGGTGGTGGTCTGAGAGGTCTTGGTACTATTAATGCATCAGGAAACTTAATTGATATTGCTGTTGATAACCCAGGAAAAGGATATAATGCAACAGATACAGTTCGTATTATTGATGTATCTGGCCCAGGAGAAGGAGCATATGCTTCTGTAGAAACTAATCGCTCTATTGGTGCTGTTACTGTTGTGAATAAGGGAACTGGTTATTCTGAGAATACTCAAATTCTTGCGTTTGATCCTACTGGTACTCCTATCATTGATTCTGCTACTGGATTAGAAACAGGAAGAACATATGGTTCTGGAGCTATTTTGAGACCAAATTTAACAACAGAATACGTTCCAGCTGTTTGTTCTGATGAGCAATTTCTCGTTCAAGCGGATTGTGAAGGGGCCGGGGCAACTTGGAATGCAGAAATCACTATAGGTGAAATAATTGATGTTACTGTAGCTGATGGCGGCTCTAATTATAATGATATTCAACTTATTATTAATGATCCTGCTGGAACTGGTGCAGGTGGTTCATTGACACCAGATGTTAATAATATAATCTCTGATGTAAGTTTGACTAATCGAGGTTCAAATTACAATGAGCCTATCATAATTATATCTGATCCTTCAGGTAAGATTGGTACTACTTTAGATAGCACAATTGGCGGTGGATTCGCTGGAACAGTCACACTTAATAATGGTATCGGCTCGGCTACAATCGTTGAAGATTGGCAAAATTATATTGATGGACAAACAAGAGTTATAGTAGTTGATGCAGATCCTATTCCTACTGGTTACGGTGCTACTGGCACAGTTCAACTTGGAGCGGCAGGCAATGTTTCATCTATCACATTCACTAATCCTGGAACTGCTTATAAGCAACCTGTAGTGGTGGTTGCAGGACCAGTTAGTTATACTGGTGCTTCTATCAATAATGTTAATACTGATTTAGCACTGTATGGGCCAGAAGGAAATACAGATAATAGCCCATTTTCTGCTAATAACACAGCCGGAACAAACTTTAAGAATGGTATTATGATTCAGTTTGAGAATCCAAATGGTCATTCTATAAATGATTATTGGACATTCAAATGCCAGTCTTGGAAAAAAGGAACGCCAGATTCACTACTATACACTTCTAGTAGATATGATGGTAATAATGAAAATATGCGTGGAATTATTACATTGAAAGATGTATGGGACGTTTAATAAATTAATATAAATAGAAGTAAATAAAAGAATTTCTGGAGATAAACAACTATGGATATTTTAACACTTGGTAAGATGAACCAGATGGCAAAAGAAGTTGACCAAACTATGGAATATCTTGCCAATGCGACATTCTCCGCACTGAAAGATATTTGTACAGTTCAAGATGAACAACTAACTTGCATCAATCAAACAGTCGCCGAAGGTGTAACAAATCTTGAAGATATGGGCGGTGGCGGAAGTGGCGTTCAAATTGTAGATTTTTACAATGAAAACGATATAGGCTGTCATTGTTTTATTGGTTGTGACACTACTTGGACTGTCCCTGATGGCACAAAATCTATTACATTTGAAGCCTGGGGTGGAGGCGGTGCTGGCGCTGGCCACTGTTGTCACGGTTGTTGGTGTGATATGGCATCGTGCGGTTCTCAAGGTGGCGTATATGCACGAAAAACTGTTTGTTGTATTGCTGAGGATTTTGTAGCAGGTGATGTTTACTCACTTTGTATGGGTGACGGTGGTAATGCGGCCGGTGGAGGCGGTTGTTGGACCGGTTGTTGTGATGCTCCACGAGGGTGTATGTCATATATCACTGGCCCAGGATTGGATAATTTCTGTGCGCCTGGTGGTAGGGGTGGTTATAATTTATACTGTAG